TGCCGCACTCACCGCATCCTCCGGCACTGCCGCCGCTTCCGCACCGCCTATCATTTTCTCTCGGCGTTGTTTCCGCCGCAACCGTTTCATATTTTGATACCGTTCTTTCAGATACGATAAAACCGGCAGCGGGATATAACGCTTCAGCGTCTTATTGAATACATTCTTCAGTTTCAACGGATAAGATGTATTATTATTATCGGTATCCGTCGCAATTTCCGCACGACTTCGTCTAAATGTCGCAGCCCTCCGCCTCATCGATTTTCGCACCTTTTTCCATTTTCGCACACTTTGTTGTTGTTGTTTCCGAATCTTTCGTATCTTATTTCGTGTTAGTTTCATACGATTCCATATACATAAAATATATATAATATTATATATACAAAGACAACACGAGGCAATCGATGTCGTCCAAAGGAAAATCAAACCGTGATGCGCCAGTAAATCTAACATCGGATGTTATGCGAAAAGAAGACCGCGCATGTTCGTCCACCTGTAATTTTTCATACCAATATAACACAAGCACGTGTAATGTGTTTCATAAGGGGACACATTTGCGTATCCCATACGACAGTGGCAGCGGCGGAGTATACCCCGCGAGATACAACGGGGTGGATTATAAAGTAGAGCACATCCATATTCACCAACCGTCGCTTCATCGTTATGACGGTGCTCTCGCCGACGCGGAACTGCTCGCGTATCACTCCAGTGCTGACGGTCGCAACCTCATTGTATCCATCCCCATCAATCTCGGCAATGGCGCAGGAAAGCAGAGTTCGGATATTATGAATACCATCCTCCAGAATCTCCCGAGTCGTTCAGCAAGCGGCGGAAAGTATATCGCGGATGTCAATAACTTCAGTTTAGGAAACCTTATTCCGAAAGAGGGTTTTTTCACATATGTCGGCAAGCATTTATTACCGCAACACACGGGTGTATACAATTATATCGTCTATCATAAAAAGGACGCGATTCTCGTATTCCGCGATTCTCTCGCAAGTCTCAATGACACGTCTCGCGATACCGCTATCAGCAAAACGGGGCCAATCAGTGAGAATACGATGCCAAAGAATATGTATTACTACAACAAGCGCGGTGCGAATAATGCGAAAGGCGCTGGCGACATCTATATCAAGTGTAATCCAACCGGCGAGGACGGCACGGTATTATACCAGCAATCGGCCAATAATGGCGAATTAGGTAGTTTGGCGGAACTTGATTTGAATAAATTTGGTCTGAACTGGGAGACGATATTACAAAACGATATATTTCGCACACTTATCGGGACGATGTTCGGGTTGCTTATCGCAGCTACCCTATTTTATATGTTCCGCTTCATATTCAATCGGATTGGGAATCGCGTGAGTTCGTCGGGTGTTGTGGTAGGACAGCGGGGCGGCGGCGGCGGCGGCGGTCGCGCGTCTTCTGGGTAGAATATACATAAATCATACAATGTGTATCACTAACGATACACATTGTTCGGACAGACATGGACGCACGGACGCGTTTAGATGACACCCTCATATTCGGGTTCTACCGCACCATAAAGCGGACCAAGCACGGGCTGGAATGAAAATCCGTCGCTTGACCCAATATCATTATTGGGGGTGATTGGAACTAAACTGTCAACAAGTTCCTCTTCCAGTGTCTTCATCGGTTCGGGGTTCATTGCGGTCATAACCGCCTGCTTCTTCTGCTCGGTGGGAGAGAACGTCTCAATGCCGTATACACCCGTTGCGCGACTAGACCTGCGAATGAATTCGTATGCGGCCAGGAATCCTAAAATACCGACAACGGGGTTGGTGCTTAAGAACAGTGTGATGGCGAGAATGACGACGATGATTTGGCCGTATGTGCTTTCAGCGTATGCTGCCAATGCGGGAGGGACGGACGGGGTAAATACAATATATAATATCAGGAGGACGAAAATCACCATTTCGTGTTGTTTCTCCTGACGCATTAATGTTCGAAATGTGTCCATTGTGAATTGAACTTGAATAAAGTGTTATTACTATTATATGATATATTATTCTAAAACTAAACCCGGTAGAATTGAAATCTCTCGGAGTCTTTATTGTTAATCTATACCGACCGACCGATGACCACCGCCTCCGCCGCGTCGTCGTATTACGGCCCTCGCGGATATACGCTTCTCAAAGAATGTTTGGACACAGCGGACCTTACACTATTGAGAGATGAACTCACAGTTGGAGCATATGTCCCTAAAGCTCCTGTCCAAGCCCCTAAATTCCCTATTTACCGTGAATGTTCTAAAAAGATATATATCCCGCGGTTTTATGGAACCAAAATATATGGCATCCCTGAAGAATCACGCATCCCACCAGGCGCCCCCGTATCCGAATCTCTCGTATTCGCCGGCGAGATGCGCGAATACCAGAACATAATCGTGGACAAGTATATTCATCAAGTCACCCGACCAGAAAACGCGGGGATGGGCGGCGGCGGACTTCTAGATGTAGACCCAGGCAAAGGGAAGACTGTTATGGCGCTCAATATTATCGCGCGACTCCGTATGAAAACACTCGTCGTTGTCCATAAAAGTTTCCTTTTGAATCAGTGGATTGAGAGAATCCAGCAGTTCCTGCCAGCTGCGCGTGTCGGAATGATTCAGGGGCAAATCGTGGATATCGATGACAAAGACATCGTCATCGGAATGCTCCAATCTCTTTCAATGAAGGAGTATCCGAGAGATATGTTTGACACATTCGGTCTCACCGTCTACGACGAATGCCATCATATGTCGGCGGAAGTCTTCTGTCGTTGTATGATGAAAATAGTGACAAAATATACGCTCGGATTATCGGGCACAATGGTGCGCAAAGACGGACTGACAAAAGTATTCAAACATTTCCTGGGGGATGTGGTCCATAAAGAGAAGAACGACACGACGACCCACTCGGTGATTGTGAAGGGGATTCAGTATAAAGTCAACGACCCCGAATTCAATGAAACCGAATACGACTACCGCGGCAACCCCAAATTCAGCACGATGATTTCTAAAGTGTGTAATTATAATAGGCGAAGTGAGTTCGTGCTGGACGTGCTACAAAATGAGCTGGCGACGAATCCAGACCAACAGGTGATGATACTGGCGCATAACCGGTCCCTCCTGGAGTATTTCCACGACGCGATAGAACATAGGAAAATCGCGTCGGTAGGGTATTATGTGGGCGGAATGAAAGAGGCCGCGCTGAAATTGAGTGAGAGCAAGAAGGTGATTATAGCGACGTATGCGATGGCGTCGGAGGGGTTGGATATCAAGACATTGACGACGCTGATTATGGCGTCGCCGAAAACGGATGTGTGTCAGTCCGTGGGGCGCATCCTGCGCGTGAAACACGCATCCCCCCTCGTGATTGATATCATTGACCCGCAGGATGTATTCCGCAGCCAGTGGTTGAAACGCCAGACCTACTATATCAAACAGAAATACCGTATTATTATGACGGACACGGAGGGGTATTATAAAAACAACTGGACTGTGAAATACGAGCCGAAGACTGTGGCGAAGTCGTCGGCGAAGTCGGCGTCCGCTGCGAGTCTGGCCGACGCAGATATTATTGAAATCGATGAAGAGACGGGTGATCTCTCGGTGACGACGGAATCAAGCGCCAAATCCAAAATAAAGTCGACTATTCCGAAGATGAATGGGAAGTGTATGTTTCAATTAACGGAGTAAACGGAGTAAACGGAGTCACGACGACGAAGTCGGAGTCCCGGAGTCACGACGACGAAGTCGGAGTCCCGGAGTCACGACGACGGAGTCCCGGAATCTTATGACACAGGATGGCAACTATTATATGCCGTATAAGGCGCAGGATTTGCTAGTGCGGTCGTATTCCGTCCCACCTCGGTTCCTGGACCTGCGATAGAAAACGCAGCATTACTGCCACCGCTTTGACTCATCTGTTTACGACTGCTGCGATGCGCCTTACATTTACAACGGCAGGCACTCGAGCGACGACTACGACGACGCCTACCGAATCCAGTCACGATATCACACCCACACTTTTTATTACGTCGGCATGTTTTACGAACCTTTCGCTTACTGCTGCTGCGTTTACGACGACGCCCACCACCACCACGCGTCACCGAGTTATATCCAACCGACACTGGCGCATACGACCCACGCGCATACGTGCTATCCTGATTCTCGCCATCAAACGAATGAAACTGACTCATCCCGCCTCCACCCTGAACGAACGCGCGACCCGCCTGACCCTGATACATATTTCCGGTTCCGCCTCCGACATTGGGGATTTGTTTGCTTGATAATGCGATTCCCGCGTTATGCTCGGCTAAGGGGTTTGAAGTCATATATTGCGACATTATAATGTATTATATACAATATAATGATATTATATCGGTGCCGATGTCGATTACGACCGATATTTCTTATTGGAGCGTCTGCGACAGAATGTCCGCTTCGTTCCGCGAGCATACTTACAGCTTTTGCGACTATTACATTTCTTCTGGGTTTTTGAACGGCAAGGAGACGAACGCAAACGCGCTAAATATTTCGTCTGGTTCTTGAAAACAAACGGTTTGATTCTGCGGATTTTCTGACCGCTGATAGGTGCGGATGGTTGAAGATTCATATGTTCTCCTTTGCCTAGACGGATTTTTCTGGCACCGCCAGACAGTGGTTCATGTGAAATTGCGTCTTGTTGTGATGACATTGCGATTGTATTATATATAATAGAATAGAATAGAATAGAATAGAATAGAATAGAATAGAATAGAATAGAATAGAATAGAATAGAATAGAATAGAATAGAATATTATATTATAGAATTATTTATTACATTCATTGTCAATCAATGCGCCGAGAATCAAACGCAATTCTGGCCTATCATGACGAATATGCGATTGAAGTTCATCTAAATGCGATATTTGCGTAATATGGTCCCGAGCATCCATCATAATTGCGGGAGTTGGAATACCGTATTCTTTCTCAAACGGGTGTATGATATTTCTAAATAGATAGTCGAGTGCGATTTTATAGCTATACATCGATGGCGGAATATAACTCAACGGGTTGCTGAAATTATTGACATTAAACACGATACCATTTACGATATACTTATGCGCCCATATATATTCAAACATTTCTCTTGTGTTATCGATACCGTCGGGTGAAATGGGGGTATGGACCCACAATAGCGGAGCCGGAGCACGAGGCGGAGCCGGAGCCGCCGTGATTTCCCCCACACTCCGTACAATATATTCATTCGAACCGACGAAACGTCTTCCCGCAATCACCAACGAATCATCGCCTACAAGTGATGCCTCACGCGCATTATGACAAATCATCGGAATCCGGTGTTCACGAAGAAAAGATAGGACTGCGGGCGAAGAAGCTGCGGAAACCGCATAACATGGTCGGACACGTTTCAATTCGCGAAACAACTTCAACAATCGCTGAAAAGATACAGATGTAGAATACATAACGACACGACACGACACGACACGACACGACACGACACGACAGTACAGTATACGATAGTATACGAGTTATTTTTATACCTATTTCTTAATGCGCCGGGTGGTCAAATAACGAAACTCGTGCTGTTTGACTTGTTGGTCGGTCACAACGCCAGCCGCGCCCGCCGCAGTGACGACATGGAAAGGCACCCAACGACAAAACCGTTTATGAAACCGACACATCATTATATACTCCCTATGAAGTGAAACATACTTGTCAGGTTCAGTATTCTCGAATTCGGTTTCATCTTCGCTTTCTTCTAGTGCGTCCAGACTCTGATTTTCCGCAATATTGCGGAATAGACGATTCATCATAACACTCGTTTTATAACTAGGTATGTGTGCGAAATTATGAAACACCGGTTCGCACCCACGAGACGGCATAACAAACAATTCGTAAATATCATTTTGAATATTAGGACGCACAATGAATGTGGCCTGAATATTGGTGAGCATTTCGTCCATTGGCTGAATATAGGGGATTCGAGTCGGGGGAGCGGTCGCGGCGGGGAGCGCACGGACAGGGGCTGTGGGTGTGTTCGCAGATACACGACCATTTCTAGCGTCGTTCGTATCACTCATACGCTGAATCACCTTTGTGTGTGTATTATAACGATACTGGAACGCGAACACCTGATACGATAATCCGTGTGATACATTTTCAGCATCTTGTTCGCTATCACATAATACCGGAAGACCAAATATTACGCTGTTTTGTTTCGTATACGCAACCTGCCGGACGTCTCTTTGGGCGAATATAGTTTCACATAAACGAATGTGACCTGATAATGTGAGCGACGGAATCGGATTCCCCTTATACCAGTAAATCGTATGGATTGAGAAATACATCTTGTCCGTCAACCTGAATATGACACCGCCAAACACAGTTCCGTGAGCGAGTGAATTATCAAGACACGCGTCATAGATACGGACTGAACCCGGATACCAACCATTCTCTTGGTGGAATCTGCGAATCATCGGTGATACGACCCCACCGCTCTGATTCGCCCCCGCTATATCAATCACTGCTACTATTTTACGACGTTTCCATTCCGTAACCCACGCCACCGACCGCTTTCCCTTTGGAAGAATAAAACACTTATAACCTGGCGCAAGTGGTTCGTTCTTATGAATAATTGCTTCATAAGAAAGTCGAGTATTCGGAAAACAAGCCAATAAACTGTCGGTTTCTTGCGAATTCATGGCGCCGGCGCCGGCGCGATTGCCGTCTCCGTGATGCGTGTAAAAACGTGGATTTGCCATATATATATATTATACGCGTTTTCACTTTAACTCATTTCATAACTCGGGAGGAAATTATCACTTGAAGATTTGGATTTCAGCCCGATTCCGCGTAAGAATGATTTCAGATCCGTCTTCATATCATTCGGGGCGACGGAAGAGGGGATAATCTCACTTGTATCATAGGGTTCTCCTTGTATTCCTAAATGCGCCGATTGCGCAGACGCCGACGCCGACGCCGACGCCGACTTTGCGTTGTCTAAATTTTTATTGATTGTATCAAACAACGATTTATATTTCTGTTTCGGACAATGTATCAAATCTTTCACTTTTGGTGCTGTCAACGTAGTTTCAAAATAAATATACAAATAATGGATAATAACAATTAAACTGATAGAAAAGAGAATATTTTGAATGAACCACAACATTACGATTATGATGTAACTATATTGTATTCAAGTGTATATTACGAACATAATTTGAAGTGGTCTAAAAACGAATGAATATCGTCTATACATGCGCGTGTTAATATATCCGAATGATGAGGTATAACGCCATTTTCGGTGGTGATATAAAAATCAATGACATCGGTCTCCGTATCGTTTAATATAAACACGAATGCGTTCATTGATTTCGGGTGGGTTCGGACAACCTTTTTAATATGTCGCACAACGGTGTGATTTGCGGAAATAATGTGGCGCGTGTCGCTGGTGGCGGGTATGTTCAATTCATAGTAACTTTCATCTACCAGGACCGGGACTGAGACCGAGACCGACCCTCCTCCCGTCGTTTTGACGATTTCCATTGTCCGAACCGGTCCGTCCACCGGAATGCGTTCGTGTAGATTCTGTTGACGCTCATTTGCGCGGATTTCGTATATCGCGTCCTGTGATATAATCAAATGAACCATTTTTTTATCTACGAAAAATAGTTCTGTGCCTTTCGGGCGAAGGCGCCCCCGTTCAATGATTTGATGTATTTTCGAATATCGCGCACCCATTTCTTCCAATGTTATATCCAATAAATAAATACGTGGTTCGGTCTGTTGCTTTGTTTGAATAAAATGTGTGCTCGTATTATTTCTGTAAATGGTACTGAGACCGGAAATCATCATGGCTTGTCGCGCATTTTGCCCTTTTTTTTGTGCGCGGAAATTGTTCATTGCTATAATATCATCACGGGTTATGTTTATGTCATTTCGTATCGTATCGTAACGTAACGTAACGTATCGTATCGGGTCGCCGGCGAAACAATATAGAAACAATTCGCGTATTTTATACACAATAGATGACATCTTTTACCACGATTGTTATTATTTCAAAAACCGGTTCTCTTTCAGAATGCGTCGTTGATACAAAAATAGAGACTACCATCGGAGAGCTTACCGTTCTGTTATCTAAAAAATGTGGATACAGAAATCATGAGGGGTTTTCGTGTTGCCATACATGGAGATACCGGAATAAACACGCCGCTTCCGCCGGCGCGCATAGACACATTTATGTAGATATTTGGGCGAAATCCAGCGGACGCGCAGGACAAGAGAATAAATACGAGTTGCCTCCACCTTTAGATGAACATTTATTCTTTGGAAATATAGCACTTGTCGCCAGAATAGATAAGGAGAACGCAATCGATATGACGATTGAATTATGGAATAAGATATATGAAGCCCTATTCGGCGGATTTGAAGACCTGTCTGCTACTGCGGCGGAAGACGACAATGAAGTGGATGAATTAGATTCAATCCCTGCGTATAAAAAGACGAGTAGCGGATATTTGAAGGACGGGTTTGTGGTGGACGATGATACTCCGCGCTGTAAACGAAATACTCGCAAATCCAAGTCCGAATCGACCGAGGGCGAGTTTATAACCGAAACCGAAACGGAGTCGGATACACCGCCGACATTAGATTCAGATACGGACGGTAGTGAACCGGTAGCCAAGATTATTGCGAAACCGAAACGACAAGCAGCGGTTAAGAAGCCCGCAGTGGGCGGAAAAGCTAAAAAGACTGTAGAAGAACCGGTCATAGCACAGGAAAGTGAATCGGAATTAAGCGAAGACTCGTATGATTAGGGGGCGACCGACCGGCCGGCCAGTAAAATTGATTAAAGAAATCAAGAGTTATATATATAACATATCTGATGTCAACGATTGAATCTATCGCGTATCCCGAACATTTTCGCACCGAAGTGCGCAAACGAATTGCCGGGCGTTTACAATGCGGCGCCACCGACACCGACACCGGCACCGGCACCGGCATCGACACCGGCATCGACACCATCGCATCCAATATCGAAAAGGGTATCTTCAATTGGGCGATTCAGCACGCAACCAAGAATAATATTGTGAAAAAATGGTCCAACCCGTTCTTTATTACATTATACATTGACCATCTGCGTTCCGTATATATCAACCTGAAAAAACCGGATGTAGCGAGCGCGGTTATGTCCGGCAATATCAATTCACAGGAACTCGCATTTATGACGCATCAGGAAATTTGCCCCGACAAGTGGAAACAACTTATTGAAGACAAAAAGGTGCGAGACAAACAGAAATACGAGCCGAACATCGAGGCGTCCACCGACAATTTCACGTGTAATAAGTGTAAATCCAAGAAATGCACGTATTACCAACTTCAGACTCGTTCAGCGGATGAGCCTATGACAACATTTGTGACGTGTTTGGAATGCGGAAAGCGCTGGAAATGCTAACATACATAAACACATAAATAAATACATAAATAAATAATATCTATATAGTAAAATATGACCTGTTCATTTTTTACTATAGTAAAAACATATTTTAGGTGTTGTATAACCCGGGATGAGTCTGACATTACAAAAAAAAGCGTATATAGTGACGCCGACCCCGTCGCCGACCCAAACCTGTTTACATTTGACGACTTATCCAGACCAATGAGTTCATCCACGTCTAGTTCATCGTCGTCATTGAATGATGGTTATGAAGCTCAACCAACGACGACGACGACGACGACGACGACGACGACGCAATTTCAACGCGTTCAAGCATATAAACGCAGCCATTTTCAGCCGTTTATTGGTATAGCGCCATACTACGCCAGCGATTAGAGTATCTCTAAATCCTGAATTCGCCAATATTCGGAACCACCGTTTGGTAATGGGCGCCTAATGATAAAGGGGGTCTTCTTTTGTTCTAATTCCTTCACCGCGATGAGGTATCCATCGATTACGGTAGAATCTATCTTAATAAACGCAGGTGCGCCTTCATTCAGTTGTTTCGCGCGTTGCCCCAATATCCGCGTTTTCTCGTATTTCGTCATAATCGGAATGGTTCGATGTAAATCATCCACGATGACACCGGCGCTATTTCGCACCACGCGCGAGAGTGTCTGTATTTCATCATAATTGTGAGATAATGACTCGGGGTGATATGTCGCAATATAACTTTCGCGAACATTTGATTTCAGTTTCTGAAAATATTCCGATGAATCACGGTCGGCATCTTCGTCTTCTTCGTCGTCTTCGTCTTCATCATCGTCAAAATGGATACCATGTGGAACACCTAGTAATGTGAGGTCATCTTCGGTATTTTTCTTGGAAGCTGCGCGCCTTTTCTTTATATTCTTTTTTGATTTGCCGACATCGCCCTCCCCGTCGCTATCTCCGCCGCCCTCGCCTTCGCCTTCGCCTTCACCCTCGCTATCCCCCCCGCCAGCGCCGCCAGGACCACCCGCGTCAGCGCCTTCGTCGTCTTCGTCGTCGGTTTGTTCTGCGGCATCGTCGTCTACCGACGATGCGTCATTAGTCGTATTTGTGTCATCGTCTTCGTCTTCGTCGTCGGCTGGTAATACCGGAACAGTTCCTTCATTTTCGGAATCATCATCTTCCGCAGCAGCAGCAGCAGCAGCCAGTGGCACCAGTTTTTTGGGAGGAACAGGTATCGACATTCGTGGCGTTATGTATATATAATTATCACACTTTATTATGTTTCAATTTATTGTTTTGCGTGGAAGAATAGTAAAACAATAAAAATACGTCGACATTCGCCGCCACGAATTTAATGCTGCTCGGTATTCCACACCTTGTCGCATTTCGCGCACAAATATACATATTTCAGGTTAGTGTCATCATACCGAACATAAATAATTTCGGACTTGGGTGCGCCGCCGCCGCCGGTATTGCCCTGGTTGCTAGAACATTCGTCATTTGGGCAACGCATTGTGTGAATCCGCGGCAGTGTTGGGTCCAGCTTCGTATATTTATTCACTACTTGCGAAAAGGTCTGCGGCGTCGTTTTATGCTTGACATTGACCTTTGAAACACATATATTATCGGAAGCAATCGTATTGTCTATATTTCCACAATTTCGACAGTAATACTGTAACTCGTTTTCAGGAGTGATGCTGATATAATTCATATTGGAACATACCGAACAGAAATGCATCGCACGGAATCTACTATATTGTATATAGATACAATTAATTTCAATTTAAGTCGGTATCCGCCGTTTATGTGTAAAAATAAGTATTACAAACCCGCCGCCGCCGCGGCCGCGACCGTAGCGTCATAATGTTCTAGTATTGTGTCATATGAAATAACGGTAGTTATACATCCATATAATCCAATCGACACCATTTTCTTTTCGGGAAACGTCTTCCATCGTTCCGCCAAAATCTCTCGGATACGCGTTTTGTTTTCTTTAAAATGGCGCAACATGAACGCCTGAAACTCCGGAACGAGCGCCGGTTCAATACATACGTGTGTTGTAAGTTCCGTCAATAACGTCAAACACGCAAACTTATAATTGTTATATTCAACCATCGTGTGATACGGGACAAAATCGCTGTGTTCTCTTCGAATACCAGGTTCGTTAAGTAGCGGCTCTTTATCCAACAACGACTGAAACGTCATCAGCACAGACCGAATATTCTGACACCCAGACCATTGTTCTCCGCGCCACGTATTCACAATAGATACACACACCTTCTTATTCGTGTAAAAGTTGGGATGAAACCGAATATTCTTTGTATTCGTCAAATAAGATACAATGGGCGGAGAATGCGGATAGTTTGTAGGGAACTTAAAGACGAAAAAGTAATACCCGCCGAAGTAAAGTGTGTCGGCCGGGCCAACAATACACGCATACCCAGTCAATATATCTGTTTCACTGTGACGATATATAATGCCACAATCGTCTAATGATGAGTCGGTCATCACATCACGGATGTCTTTGAGAAGACGCATAACGGTGTCTTTGGGGAGGACGACCTTGGCGGGGGGCGTGTCCGTGGGAGGATGATCCATCGAAATGAGGTTTTACAATTGATTCTATTATTGTGTTTATGTATTTTTTGTCATAAAATTGAACCTAGAAATGTGATAAAATAGATATATCATACATTCCAATGGAACTCGTAAAACCATTCTTGAAGTGGGTTGGTGGAAAAACACAAATTATCGGGGACATCATTGAGCATTTCCCGAATGAAATGAATAACTATCACGAACCGTTCCTAGGAGGTGGCAGTGTTCTTCTTGCGCTTCTTTCACATAAAAACAATGGAACCATCAATATCACCGGCAAGGTATACGCAAGCGACTTGAATTCGAACCTGATTCATCTCTATACAAACATACAATCCAATCCAGACGCACTCATTACAGAAGTAGGTCGCATCAATACAGAATTCGCGAATTGTCAGGGAGGAAAACTCGTAAATCGTAAAGCAACGACATATGAAGAGGCACAAACATCGCCCGAATCATATTATTTCTGGATTCGCGCAAGATTCAATGCGCTCACCAAAGAAGAACGTGCCTCGGTCAACGCATCCGCGATGCTACTCTTTATGAATAAAACATGTTTTCGTGGTGTGTATCGCGAAGGACCCAATGGATTCAATGTCCCGTTCGGGAATTATAAGAATCCGTCCATTATAGATGAAGCGCATATCCGCCGGGTTTCAGTATTGGTGAAGGATGTAATCTTCACATGCGAGTCATTTGATAATTCGCTCACCAAGGTTGTCTCGGGCGATTTCGTATATCTTGACCCGCCTTATGCGCCTGAAACCAATACATCCTTTGTCGCATACACATCAGATGGATTTAACCTGGATAGTCATACTCGGTTATTCGCACTTTGTGCTGGGTTGAAAGAAAAATCCGCCAATATGCTAATGAGCAATGCGGATGTGAATCTCGTGAAAAATGCGTTTCCGCCGCCGACGTATACCACTAAAATCATAAGTTGCCGAAGAGCAATTCATTCCAAAGAACCAGATGCTCGCACAAATGAGGTTCTGATTACGAATTAGCCCCCGTCGCTACCGCCTGAAGAATATCGGTTGCTCCAATATACTCAATCCCGTTTTCCCGGAAGAATTCAATGAACTTCTTTTTTTGTAGGCTATGCTTTTCGCCCGGCAGATTCCCATAACCTTCTCGACATACCTTCTCCGCGCCGCCCATACAAACAATCCGAAGTGGCTTACCATAGAGTTGAGGGATTTCCGCATATTTGAAAGGACAACCTAAAATCTTCTCGCCAGCAGTTCCCGACGTATAATACGTTTGCGCCTTTGCTTCAATAATAGCATCATCAACCTCGGAAGTCTGGCTGATAATGCTGTTTTTTTATAGGTTTGGAGACCTGTTTTCCAAGCATCATATACAACTCTTCGCAAATATGTTCGCCAAACTTATTCGTCCATTGTTTATCCAACTTTAAGTCTGGGCGACGAACCTTCAACATTTCCTGACCCCACTTGTCTCGAGAACTTTATATTTAACTTCATCCGCGGTCTTATTCTTCGTTTCAATCGGTGGTAGAAATGACAGGTCTCCGAACAACCATTGAATCACCTGCTTCTGGCGAAGAAGCACTATACGAGTATCCATTGTCGACGCAATCACTTCACAGACATTTTCAATAATAGATTTCGTCGTCGTCGTCATCGATATTATTTACTATAATCTGATAATCGAATAATCCGATAAAAACCCTTCAATTTTGCGATGGTTTGTGACGATACCTCGAGCAGAATGTTGCGCGTGTGAAATAAAATAGGTGACCATTATGCTCTCATAAAAAAGAGTGTGACGAGTTATCGTCACAAAACAGAAAACTGAAACCCTAAAAAAAAATCTACGGGCTAAAACACTTTTTTTACAAAAGTCCTGTGCACAGAAAAACGAAAATGAAAGTATCCCCCTTTTTTGGGGGTTTCACCCGAATGAAAAGTCAAGGTGCCACTTTTGGGGGATCAGATTTAGAGATAAAACCTCTGGAATATATAAACCGGAGGTTTTAGAAATTTCAATTCATAATTCGGACAAAATTGAACTTTAAACCTACCTAATTTGAATTTACAAGACAGAGATACACAGGACAATGACATCGACATTATACGGAGCGACAACCGCGACGGGAACGGGCCCGGGCACGGGCACGGCGACGCCTACCGACCCTACAACCGCATCATACCAGTCTCTTTGTTCTGGCATGACATACGAACAATTTATGAAACATCACACTTCCAAACCAGGCGAAGCGTATACACATACGCGCATCGGTGATAAGTCACTCAACGTCCACGGCGGTGTCTATACGATACCTCCGGCAATATTGCCAGTGTTTTGGAAGAAGTATTATACACATGTATTTGAAAATGGAAAACAGGAGTTTCTAACCGAAAAACAGAATCCGGAGAAGGGCGTCATTGTCGTGGACTTTGACTTCAGATATGAAACGAGTATCACCAAACGCCAACATTCCAAAGAACACGTATTAGATATGATACAGTCGTATATCCAGACACTGGAGGCACTTGTCACAATCCCGAATGATGTGAAGATTCCGATTTATGTCTTTGAAAAGAGCGAGGTGAACCAACTGGACGATGTCACCAAGGACGGAATTCATATGGTGATTGGCGCGACAGTTGACCGCCCGATTCAGCGAATGTTGCGCGCGCGAATGCTGAAAGAACTCCCGGAGATTTGGACGGACCTCCCGATTACGAATTCATGGAACGACGTGCTTGATGAAGGAATATCGCGCGGCCATACCAACTGGCAGTTATACGGTTCGCGTAAACCCGGCCACAAAGCGTATATGTTGAAGTATCATTTCATTATGATGCACGACCCCGACGACGATGACGGCGCGTGGATGTGCCAGGAAGAGAAGACGAGCAAATTCAACGTCAAGGATAATTTTGCGAAACTATCCGTCCAGACGGCGACCGGCACTTCGGCCGTAGATACTGAATATCCCGCGTTTACATTATTACCGAACAATTCCGTATTAAAGGTGGAATATGACGCGCTTCTGAATCAACAACGCGGAATGAATGGGGGGAGAAATGGCGCAGGTGGTGGCGCAGGTGGTGGCGCAGGGGGCGCGGATGGAGGCAGGCGTATTCGCCTTGTGGTGACGGGAGGTGCGGGTGGCGGTGGCGGTGCGGGTGGCGGCGCAACCGACGCATTGATGTCGCACAATGGAGTGATTCTGATGGATAAAATAACGAGCCACTCTGAACTCGTGATGGCGGTCGAAGTTATGTTGAATATGCTTGAACCCAAAGAATACGAAATCCGCGAGACGCATTATTATACAATGGCTCTTCCGTCGCAATACTACGACCCATATGACAAATGGCTTCGCGTCGGCCTCGCGCTTCACAACACCAATGATAAACTGTTCCTGACATGGATGCTTTTCAGCGCAAAGTCCGCGAAGTTCTCGTATACGAATATTATGAACCATTATGAAACGTGGTGTAATTTCCCCTATAGTCCCGACGGTCTCACCCGGCGGTCCATCATGTATTGGGCCAAAAATGACTGCGCAGAAGACTATAACCGAATCCGTAATGAAACCATCGACAACTTCATCCATCAGACGATTTGTAATGAGACGACGAACGACGCATCAACGGATGTAGATTTGGCGACGGTATTGTATACGATTTTCAAAGACCGATTCGTTTGTGTCAGTGTCAAAGATAATCAGTGGTATGAGTTTGAGAAGAATCGGTGGGTAGAATGCGACCAAGGCAACTCGCTTCGCGCGCTTATTTCCAAAGATATGCACGACATTTATACGAAGAAGCACCGCGAGATTATGGATTTAACATCCGGGCTGGACCCCACATCCGACCAGTATACATCCGCGCGGAAGCGGTCGCGGCGTATCGTCGACATCTGTACCAAGCTGAAGACCACCAGTTTCAAGAATAATATTATGCGCGAGGTGCGTGAACAGTTCTACGACAAGGATTTCATTGATAAAATAGACACCCGACCTGAACTCCTGTGTTTCAAGAATGGCGTCATTGATTTCAATTCGAAAACGTTTCGCCGTGGACAACCCGACGACAATTTGTCGAAAACCACGAAAATCGATTACATCCCACTGGACGATGAAAAACACCGGACTCTCATCGGCGAAATCAATGATTTTATGGCGCAACTCTTCCCCGAAGAGGAACTTCGGGCGTATATGTGGGAACATCTGGCGTCCGTCCTTATCGGAACCAACCGCGAACAAACCTTCAATATTTATATCGGTGGTGGCAGTAATGGCAAGTCCAAACTCATTGAATTGATGTCCGCGGTTATGGGTGAATATAAGGCAGTTCTTCCGATTACGGCGGTTACACAGAAACGCGCGATGATTGGCGGTGCTTCACCGGAACTCGCCGTTCTCAAGGGTGTGCGATATGCGGTGATGCAGGAACCGACGAAGGGCGACCGCATCAATGAAGGTATCCTGAAGGAAATCACCGGCGGAGATGATATGACCGCGCGTGCCCTGTTCAAAAACACGATTTCGTTTGTTCCGCAGTTCAAGTTGGTTGTGTGTACGAACGTCCTTTTCGATATCAAGAGCAATGATGATGGAACGTGGCGTCGTATTCGTCTGTGTCCGTATAAATCGAAATTCTGCGAAGATCCGAAAACCGACGACCCGGAAGAGCCTTATCAGTTCCTTATCGACAAGAACCTGGATGTGAAAATCAAATTGTGGGTAAATGTCTTTATGGCGATGCTCGTCAAGAAGGCATTTGAAACAGATGGACGGGTGAAGACGTGTGCGGCCGTGACTGCGAGCAGCAACAAGTATCGCAATACGCAGGATTATTTGTCGGAGTTCTTGCGCGACAAGATTCGCCCCGCAGATGAAGAAACGTATATCAAGAAGACCGAGGTATATGAAGAGTTCAAGAAATGGTATGTCATTCAACACGGTAAGAATATCCCGAAGGGCAATGAGCTATACGATTATATGACGAAGAAGTTCGGGAAACTCACGAGCAAGGGGTGGCGGAAGTGTCGCATCCTGTATGATGATGACGAGGGAGGTCATGGGGAAGAAGACGAGGGAAGTAGTGACGCGTAATCTAGCGCCAGAAGCGCACGCTCGCTCGTTCGCACTCGCTTACTCGCGCCAGAAGCGCACGCTCGCTCGTTCGCACTCGCTTACTCGCGCCAGAAGCGCACATGTTCATTCGCGCCAGAAGCGCACATGTTCATTCGCGCCAGAAGCGCACGTTCTTCAACCCCAGCATTTCAGTTATTTTCGTAAGCCCAGTTAACATCCACAATACAACCGGTAAGATGTATTTCGGATATATTCCAAGTAGTATCAATATAATAATATTGCGTTTATCGTAAACGCCGCTTGCGGACGAAAAGAAATCCCGCAACGACATAACAAGAAAAATGACAAACACCGCGTAATAAAGGAATCCGACGAGGTCTTCATAAAAGGCCAGACTGTTATATTCTTCATAATCATATAACGCATTTTGCTTGTATAGTGCGATATTTTTCTTTTGATTATTCATTATCGATGTAATATCCGAATTATTCAGCAATAATTTTTCCAACTCAGCGGAAGCAGTTGTACCTCCTACGGTATGTAATTTATGATAGGTATTCAATAACCGGTCCGCTTTATCAAATAAATTATTGATTGAATCAATGTAGTTGTCCTTTGCTTTGTTGGCAATTTCGCATTTGGGTTTGTCTGCCTCTGTTGTGACCCCACTACACTCCGTATAATATTCTGCCCAAGGAAGTATCGTCTGTCCGTCCGCGGTTGAACGCGCTCCGTCTTTATATCTGGGCAAGCGTGCGTTGAATGTTTTTACGGCGGGGGTCGTGCCAGGGACATCGCCATTCGCCTTCACCACAGAACCATCATTATAAAAATCAAACCCCTCCTTCAGTTCATCGAACCCCAGTCCCGCAAACCCTTCTACGCCGCCGCTACCGCTGCGGCCTCCGCTACCGCTGCGGACCTGAAACCCCTGCGGCCCTACCGACGGATAAATATCCTCTTCCGCTTTCTTATTCGCACGCGCGCGCCGGTCGGTTTCGATATACTGGTTCGCCTTTTCAGATAAATCGGCGCTAGTCTTCTGACACTTCTCTCGCGTATCTTTCCATACTTTATGCGCCTTTGCGATTTCGTGACTCTGCGCCTTTCCATCTACTAAAGCCGTATATTTCACGCTGGTTTCCTTGATATTGTTGTCGCATTTCATATACAGATTTCGCGAATGGACCCATTCCGCGTGATGAAGGCTCATCGTATATTTATCTTTTTCAGGCCCAGTAAACCCACCTTGACTTATAATTTGCCGGACTTTCGTCAAGTCATTTTGCGATTTTTGAAGGACTTCTTCAATTGAGCGTTGCGCGTCGCTGCCTCCTCCACCGGATATTTTCAATGACTCGTTGTCTGTAGCAGCGGTAGCAGTCATCGCTGCCTCACTTTTACGGGCCTGTTGTTCTGTTTCATTCGGAATATCCTCTGCGGCAGCAAAATCTATACCCATTTCGTATGTTTTTAATATAATAACTACTATATTTGTTAGATTAAAAAAATGATTGTATTTATGCCGTCGGCAGACCGGATATACGTAAAGGAATCTTGGTTGGTTCTTTTGATGTAGCGACAGTGACATTTTGGTATGAACTACTGGGGGATGTAGTAATGCCAGTTATGGCTATTGTGACAGTGGCAGGCGCGGCGACACCACCACTCGCAACTGGCAATGATATTTCCGATGCGATTTCCGCCGCGGATTTGCTGACAGGAGAAGATGCGATCGCATCGCTCGCGATGCTTGCGCTTGTTGCTGTAGTAAACACGCCTGACGGTAATGTTATCTTGATAGAGTCAGCGCTCGCGCTCGCGCTCGCGCTCGCCAACGCCTGTGAAATCTTCATTGTAATCGTCAAAGTGCCGGTCGTCCATACCGCCGAACTTCCCTGGGAAGAAAGCGCCCCGCCCGAAGACGCACACAGACCTCTCCCCGCATCCCACGTGGTTCCGACATCACAACAACCAGGTCCATAACACGCGCCGCCACCCATTCCCAGCTCCATTGGTTTCGACGGGTCCGCATTTTGTTGAACAAATTTATTATTCATATCGTCTTCATTGAAATTCCAGTCATATTTGTCGAATTCATGGTCGTTACGGCGCATAATATCAAACACCTGCTGTCCGATGACAATACCGCCCATCGTAAGAATGAAAATAACGCCTAAAGTGGAAATCGACGCGGGTATCAGTTCTTTATTCCGCAATACAGCCAATACAATAAGCGCCACAGAAATATAAATGATATTCTTCATCACTTCGGTATTGGCTTCGTAATTGCGCGTGTAATACGTATTCACCTGGGCCATACGACGTTTGTTCGTATTATCCTGTGAAAGCGTCTGTGCGTTCGCCGCGGCACGTTTCCGCTCTTTCGCGATAAAATCAATCGCGGTTTTCTGGGCTTCATATAGAGCGTCGGAATCAAACACCTTACCGGCTTCTTTGATGGTTCCGTAGGTATACGCAAGAACGTTGACAAGTGCGGAACGGGCGTCGATTAAATTGCGTTGTTCGGTCGAGCCTGGTGGGTTGGACGTATCTCCGAGACGTGTGTTGATACTGGCGATTGCGTCGCGGATTTCTTGTGCGGACGTACTTTCAGTTAATGATTCCCCCGCCGACCCAAGAATTATAACCGGTGTAGATACTGGGGCTTCAGTCCCTGCGGTCGTTGTAAACGTAAAATCATTAATAGCGACGGCACCGCTAGTTATTGATACGCCTGCCATTGATATCTTTAGTTTTGAACCAGAATTGAGCGAACCAGATAATGTAAATGTAACAGTTGATACATTATTTGCGGTCACGGCATCACCGGCAGTAAATGAACCCCCGCTGCCAGTAACAGTATAATTACTAGCAGGCGTGCTCAAGTTTACACCTTTACCTGTAGGCCACGATACAGTAATCGTATTAGTATTTGCCAATGTTGCGCCCAGCGTTAAATTCAAAGATAAAGTTGCGGTGGTCGCACCACTCGCCGGGCGTCGCAACACCGTATCCGTGCCAGGCACAACCGTCAACCCCTCAACATAACCGCCGCGGTAAAGATAGTCTTTGAATAATTTCCCCGCGCATAATACGACAATTGCGAATAACGCCAACAATATTTGATTTTTTTCACTGATTTGATATGCCATTATTTATATAATGAGTAGTTACAATCCATAAATACTGATGATATTATTATTTCTTCCCGCTAGTGCGTGTGTGTCTGCCACGTCCACCAGTTCCCGCTCCTGTGGCCGGTGGTGCCCCCGCTGCGCTTCCGACAGCATCCCCCACTTTATTCACCACATCCGTCGCTGTTTCGCTAACTTTATCCGCTAGTCCCCTCGCGCCTTCCACCGCCCCCGCTGCGGCCTCATTTGCCGAAGAAACCAAATTATCGGCGCCTTCGGTGATACCCGTCGTCAAATTCTCGCCGGCTTCTTTCAATTGTTCGCCCGCCGAACTCAGCGCTTCCTTAACATCACCTGTCCTATCCGCGATATCATCCGTTTTCACGCTTCCAATACCGAATAACCCGAGAATATATGCGAACAACCCGCCGCCCCCCTCGCCGGCGCTCCCCTCGTCCGCATCCACGTCATCCTGTCCGAACATTTCCTTCAACTTCAAAAGCGCCATAACCGCTAATATTGCTAAAATACTCCAAAGAATAAATTTATACGATTCCGCAATCAGGAGTTTATTACTCTCTTCAGTCATCGCGTGTATGCGTTCGCGCTGATATTCTGCGTTTGCGATTTTCTTGAGGTCGCGTTGGACCGCCGTCATTGTGTCCGCGTAATTACCCCCGGAAATATCTCCGGCCATCCCCTCGCGAAAACCGGTAAAAGACTCCGTCGCCGTGGTCTGCGCACGGTATTCTGCCGTTTTCGCAGCGGTTTCTTTCGTTACCTTATTTACGGCAACAATCGCCTGTGTTATATCCGGCATTGGCGTATTCACATTACTGGGAATGATGTCGTTGATTTTACACTTTGTCCCTGCGGACATTGCGCCTGTATCCGGGTAATGAGCGTATTGCGCACTGTCTATCACAGCGTATTTTCCGTTTCCGACCTTACACTTATCATCCGCGATGGTTCCATTGATGGTGGGGACTTTCAACATCAGTTGCTTCGTCGGGTCCGCAACACGCAATCCATTAGGATACATTTTCGCGCGGTCTTTCAATTCGCATTTGCCATTCGCGCTACTGCCGCTTTTTGTATAGACGAACCCGCCGCATTTCTCATCAGCGTCGCACATTCCACGGCACTTCTCCATGGACGCCGTTATACTCTCGCCAACAGGCATCGTCCTCAAACGGCGCTCATAGTCAGGCGGGTTTGTTTTCGGGAACGTATTCGCATCGACTGAATAGACTTCAATGTCTCGTAATGTATACTGTTGATTCGTATATTTGTTTCGTCCAAATGGCGCCTTCCCGTCACTTGTAAGAAATGTATACGCGTTATTATACATATCGCGCCCCGATATATACATATCGTGTCCTCCGCCGAATGTTGGAAAATACGATGAATTCATATAGGTCGCATACTGTCCGGACCCCCAAGCGCCATTTGCTGCGGGAAATTTGGTCGTTCCGTCATATAAAAACGCGGTCGTGTCATTTTGATAATTTTGGACGGACGACGACCAACTCATCGAAGTATATGCTCCAAGAACGCGTCCATCATTTATTAACGCGCGCGTATAGGTCGCCCCCTTATTATCGCATCTCTGATGAAACGCTGCGGCCGTCCATCCATCACGGCTCGCCTTATAAAGCAGGTTGACCGCATCACTGAAACTACCCGGGGTTAATTCTTTTAGACCATATGAACTCTCAGCCGACCGCGTATCATAACCGCCCAAATTTACATAAGATGCTGGCAGTGTTTCGCCCGCCGCGTTTTTGGAAGGCGCCATAAAAGAAAGCGCCGACGCCGGGTATTCGTGTCTCTCGCCATTGTGGTCGATATACGCGATTTTACCGATGGAATCGCGACCGTTCATGTCAACGCCGGTAGGTCCGCCCGATTTCAATGAATAAAGCGCGACTGACTGGGAAGGCCTTGATGATGTGCTTTTTACAAAATACGAACCACCGTGTGGAGTTACATCGGGATTTTTTTTAGTTGCCTGATAATATTGATTACGCATATTCGTATAACCGATACAGTTCGGGTCTGAAGAACACCAATTTTCGGCATCTTGAACTTTATCAAAAATACAATATCGGTTAAAATCACCATAATTTCCGGTTGTATTACGACCTTTGGCTCCACTACACGCGTATTGATTCGGTCCTTCGCCTGGCCAGAAACCGTCGCCTTTAGAAGTATAATCTGTTGAACTTTTAACATTAGTCTTACCATACATCCGCTTAAGAGTTGTAGTTGTATATGCCTTCATAAACCCGTCCTCATCATCTTCCGCGTTTCTTACCGTGTGGCATTTCGTTTCATCGTTGTTTAATGTAAGAAATCCATTCATAGCCGTCTCCAGTTTATCATTGCCCGTATAAATCCAGCATCCGCCGCGGTTATTCGGTTTTCCGGGTTGAGGCGCAGATACTAGAAAATAAGAACTCCCCAAATCTTCCGCCCGACGCTTACACTGCGAAATAGACGCTTCGGTCAAATCATCCTGGAATGTGAAGCCGCGGTTCGTAATATCGATGTCTTTTACATTATCCGCAATGACATAGCACCCCATTTTAATGGGGTCTTCTACATTGAAATCCGCGGATGGGCGCTGGGCGACATAGACGTTGCCACGTTCATTGCCACACGAAAACAGACCCTTTCCATTCACGCTATTTTTTGGGTCACGCACGGCGTCATTTACCAACAAAAATAGGGGGTTTTTACGTCCACTATCGTCGGCTGCGTATACCATATCAAACGGTTTAATCGTCTCCCACGTTCCGGCGATTTTGTGTTTTTGTATAGAACCAGCCGCCGCGGGACATCCTAATACACCCGCATTTTGCTTTATTTTATCAGTTTGGAACCAGTCCGTGGTGGGCGGCGATGCTGGCGCGTTCCATATTTGAAAGATGCCGTCTTTGGTGATGTATCCGTATTTTGTTACGCCCGCCGAATCGGTCACTTCTACCCATTTTTGGCGGCTATTTTTATCTCCTTCATCAATCAACTTCATAATATTGCCGACGCGAACGATATGGTCCAACTGTTGTTGCGTGTGTTCTGCGGTTTGCTTTTGGACGCCCGCAATCGCCGCATCCCCCCCGCCGCCCGCAACTGCCGCACCGTCAATCCCCTCTTTCAGTGAAACACTGTCAATCAGCCCCTGAATCATATTTTGAAACTTCGCGCCGATACTCAATGAGGCATTCGCGTCGCTGCCGCTACCGCTACCGCTACCGCTACCTCCGCCACTATCGTCGCCATCCGATACCATTAGACCCGACGGAAAATCATGCCTCATCAACACCTCGCGGGTCCCACTTGAATTTTGTATGTGCCCCGACCGAACACTCGCATTTTTTACTAAATCATTAGAATTTTGATAAAACATTTATGTATATATAACAATCAATGTGACTACTATATATACCAACGAATAAAATTACCGGTAGGTAATTACTACTCCCCGTCCAACCCTTCTTGAATCCCCTTCATTCCCGCATCAAACTCCACGAAAAAGGATTTAAAGGACGCGTAAAAGAAAATGATGAGTAATAGAAGGAATGTCACACCCACCCACCATAACTGCCCGGTCCAGAATTCGGGGTCGGATATATAACGTATCACCATCATGATATTTCCCTTCATATCCCACCCAAATGAAGAGAGAATGAATACAAGAACCACTATCGTTATAATCCACCAGTTCGTCCACCAACCCAACGGAATATAATTTTTAAGCGCATCTATCTGGTCGATGAGTGGCAATTTAGATGTATATGACGCATACCCGATAATAATAGATATCGCGATAACAATGTAAAAAATGAACCGGTATTTTCTTGCGCGTAGTGTTGTCTGGCCGTTGATTTCTGAATACACATTATTCAACTCTTTGCGTTTATCCGACAATTCATAATTCTTTGCTATCTCGGCGACGTTGCCATTCATATAATAATTGATTTTTTCAATGAGTGTATTAGAATCGGTGGCGGATCCAACAAGTGTCTTCAATTCGGTATTTATGCCTGCGTCGGATAGTGCGGCTATTTCTTGGACGAGAGAATTGACGCGTAATTGTAGGTCGTATAATTTGGATGCGGCGGCGATATTTGTGGTTTGTCCGGCTCCGTCTGTTATTCCTAATTTCGTATAAATGCCGTTTGTACCACTGTTCTCGCCAGACCCAGGTCCCACCATCGTAGAATAACCGTTCGATTGCGTGTTATAGGAAACATCCGCGCCAGCGGCATCCCACGTCAACCCATAACAGCGGTTATTCCATTCGGATTGTCCCGGGTTTGAATTCAACCCATCATTATTTCCAGTATATACCACCGCCTTAAATAGTCTCGGATCGCGCGCGGCCATATTCCAGCACTCTTGGGATTTTTGATTCAATGCGTTGTTGGCTCCTTTCACTTCTCCAACATACTTCCAATACTCTTTGTAATCTTCGCCTGGACGAACGACGAGAGGCGTCGCTGTGGACGACATCGCATTTATATCCTTTTTAATATTATATCTGTCCGTATTTCCGGTAGCCGTGTCTAATGTGACGCTCGTAGCCGGTTTATATTTCCCCGTTAATGATTTATATTCACCCGTAAGCGACTTCAACTCGCTCATCTTTGTGAGTAATTGCGAATACTCCGAATTACTCATTTTGTATTCTAATGCTCTGACTACTCTGTATTATACTGATACATATAACATAGAATACATTCCGGCATATACACATACCTATGTCGCGACGCGATATTATGTCGCAATACCGCGATATTATGTTGCGGTATACACCGTATCGGTATCATTCCGCGTGATATCCACATCCAAATTATACGTGTATGAAAAATAGTAATACACCGCAAAAATAACAATGAGCGCCATAATGACGACACCCAGTAAAGATACTCCTCCGCCGTCGCTATTACCACCACCGTCGCCGCCGTCGCCGTTACCACCGCCGTCGCCGCCGCCCCCCGGCGATACAAACAAAAACGCGAACTTGAATATCAACAATATTGCCACGAGGATGATAAAGCACCAAAACACGTAAACGGCCGGATAATAATAGTCCCCCAATAGTTTCTTAATTTGAGCTAAAATATCGTCGTCAAGCGATGCCCACTTTTCCGCAAACGTCTTATCTCGTTGTATAATCGTTGTATGGGCCACATTATTCAGAATATTCTGGTTTTCCTTCTTAATTTCCGCGACAGTGTCGTCTATTTTTTTCTTAATCTCCGCCAATTTAGTATTGATGGAAGGCGCTACACTGGCGCGAAAGCACTCGCTGTTCTCTTTCATCGGCGTGTCGGCCGCAGTAGGTATCGCGTTATATTGATTCGTGGTGAGAGACAGGGGTTCGCCTACAACGGCGGTAAGGCACGACGAATGCCGTTTATCCGGCCATACCCCCTTTTCGTATACGTGTTTCTTGCCCTCGGCGTCTACCCACGCATAGACATCTTCGGATGAACTCGCGCCGGGCAGTTTCACATTTCGCGTAGTTATACACGGGCCATAATTCGCCATATCGTAACTCGCTAAATCCGAAAACTTGCTAAATCCGCCCCCCACGCTACCGCCGCTGATATCTACAAACGACGCGGGTGTTATTTTAAAGGGATTTGCCTTGTCATCGCTGGGAAGCGCATCACTGCGCGTAATCGCGGGACACGTCTTATCGTCATATAACATAACCGATGATATATCCTTATAGCGGTGGGTATGACCGAACGAATTGACGAAATAAAAGGCGGCGGTCGCATCGGTGCCAGAATACGAAATATCGCGGACGATTTTGTTTAAATACTGACTGTTCGTCTGAAGAAACCGAGACCGCGTAAGGAGGTCGTCTGTATATAGCCGATACTGGGTCGTATATTCCGTTGTGAGTTCGCTTAATTTCTTCTCCAGGTCGAGTAGTCGCTGGCCTTTACCCGCGCTGGTTGTTCCGGTGGTGGTCGTAGTCACAGTGGACGAGGACGACGAGGTCGAGGCCGGGTCATTTGTCAGCCCTTCCTTATACGAAACGACCCCCCCCGCCTGATACAACTCAGTAAATGGTTGAATCGGGTTCTTATCCATATCATACCGCGAATAATTCACGAGGTCACCCTGAAGTAAGTTGAGATTCATTGACGTCCCGGTAAGCATTCCTTCTTGTTTCGGCTTCGCGCCATTATTGCTGTCCTGGTCCTTCGCGAACTCCGTCACGAGCGATGCCATTGCTTTATCTAACCCATCGTCATTTTCCACGGTGAGACCTTCCTGTGAACCTTTCTTATTAAAATTGTCGAGTGAAAAAGGTGTCGCATTTGGAAATAAAACATCACGCGACGACATTCTGTATGTTATATATAACTAATATTATAACATACAACACCGCGTCGCGCGTCTCACGTCGCGCTACCTCCGCGATACCGAATATGGACTACTGGTAAATAGATTACCGATACGCGAGCGCCCACTGCTTCCTAGTCCGATTCCGCCAAACCGACTAAATAATCCACTGCCGCCACTACCGAATCGCGTAGACAACCATCCGCCAAGACCGCCAAATCCGAATCCGCCGCCACCGCCGCCACCGTCTCCAAACGAAAAGTATTTATTTACGAGTTGCGTGCTGACAATAAAAATACCGACAAGTATCAAAATAATATTCAGGAATTTCTCGCGGTAGATTTCATTCTCTCGGTGTGCGATTTCTTCTATCGTCGTCTTCACACCTTGACGTTTCTGGTATTTATTAAAATCACTAATATTGACATTTCCGGTCGTATCAGGCCGGATTGAATCAATCTTCTTCCGGATTTCGCCCTCCAATAATTCGTTTACTTTATGTAGACCATAAATACCTTTAAAGGCAGTAGGCGTTTCAAAATCATTTAAACTGGATATGGCCGTGGGATAATCTTTATACTGGGAACTCGTATCATATGTGCCCTTCAAAATTGCGCTTACGACACCATTGTATGACGGGTCGCCTTCGGTTTTTGTCGTGAAAATAGTATAGAATCGGTTTGTTGGCGCGGCGCCAGTCTCCCCCGTCATCAATAATGAAGTGGGCTGGTTTCGTAAATGAAATGACGGTGTGTGTTGTATATTGGCAACCGTAGCGCCAGCAACGTATTTTTCTGTAAAATCTTTATGTAGTCTATCAACGATTCCGGTCGCTTTGCATAGATTGACGAATGAATTCCCGACCGTTATCTCGGTTCCAGTAGGGTCAAGTCTAAATTTATCAGTAGCCCCACACGTTGCCATTTTTAATACTCAATCGTTCTCGGTGATATAACAGTTATATAACCGTGATAAAAAATAACCCTGGCGCCGGCCCGGTCCGGCCCGCCCTCGCCGCCTCCGCTGCCCCGTTAATTCGTCACACAATACCTATAATATATGCTCGTGACCGATGTCTTGCTTGACCTGGTAATTTTACAAATTTGCCCGGGACGCAGCCCAATCGCAAGAGCAACCGGGTCGTAACGCGAAATGCTCGGCATCTGTTTCGTGTCGGTTATATTGTATTTCTTAAGGACCTGCTCCTGCTCGGCCTCATTTAATACAACGTGTTCGGGTACATACTGATGCTCTAGCAGATTGAACTGGAGTCGGTCGAGAGAATGAATCACGATGAAAATCCGGTCCTTTTCCCAAATCTCGTTGAGAATATTGACGATGGTGTCATTGACCTCCTGTTTCATAACGATAATAAGGGTATCCGTGGGTTGAAGCGCCTGCTCTAAATAGAAGAGGTCGTCAATCATATGGTTGATATTCTCTCGACGCAGTGTTTTGGCTAAATAATACTTGACATATACCTTGCGTGTAGGATGGACGTCTTTTTCGGTGGTAAGGAGCATATCCAATTGGTTATTCGCATACATGGTCTGGACTTCCGCAACACCATAATCGGTGTAGTTGGATACATCCATTCCTTGTCTCGCAAGCAACTGAAGTAGAATATTGCGGGACTTGAATAATGTTGAAATAGTTCCACTGCTGACAACTGCGGATGCCATAATACGTAATGAATGTAATGAATGGAATGAAACGAATGAAACGAATGGAATGAATGTACTATATAATAATAACAAATCTTTATTATTCAATTTTGTCCGGCAATCTTGTCAGTCATCGACCGGCAATCTTATAGCTTAATTGATAATGTTTTCACGCCATCTGCGCCAGGAGCGGCTCCGGCTCCGGCTCCGACTCCAAGACCGCCGCCGGTCTGCGCCTGTCCATTCCCTTGTGCGGCGGTAGCTACGCCAACCTGCGGTTGTTGCTGTATCGGCATCATTCCGGCCATCGGCATTGTTGCGACAACTGGTATATTCATAGTAGGTATGCTCATCTGGCCGACCTGGCCGCCGACCTGGCCGCCGCCGCCGGTCATTACACTGCTACCGCTGCTACTGCTACTAGACGCTGCGACTCCATACCGTGAACTCAAATAACTCTCAAGAACACCCGTCGGGATTTGCGGAATGAACTTATTATTCGCACCGGTGCGACCGCGTTCGCGTGGTCTACCACCTCCTTCTTGAAATATCGACGAATATGCCGGTGATGACGGCGCACGCGGCGAATAATCCCCCCCGCTTTCTGGGATATTCTCATCATTATCACCATATTTATCAAGCATCTTCGCGTTAAATGACGCAACCGCACCGCGCACACGGCTCGCCCCTTCCTCGGCCCCCTCCTCCTCGGCCGTTGGCCAAGAACTGGTATATCCGGGACTTTGTGGAACATAATCCGGGTCACCCTCCATCTCTCGGCGTATCGCATCTAATTTCACGCGCTCGTCCATGAGTCGCGACATTTGGACCTTAAGGCGTTCTTCTTCCGCCACATTTCCTTCTCGCTTTGCGCGCCCAATTTCACCAGAAACGCGCTCGGTTTCCATCGTATTCGTTTCAATATTCCGGACATTTTCAGCCATCGCCACATTTTCCGCTTCAATACGGCTCTTCATCTTTCGTCGCCCGTATCGTTCCATCAGCGAAATAATCGCCAACACCCAGTTCAATGGTTTGCGCATCTTACGCAATTCTTCCACCATATCACTCGGTGAAATAGGGGTGTCGTCGGGATAGACGAGCATTTCCGACAACCATCCATCGGGAAATCGTGTCGGGAAATCACCCATCCATTCGCGCCCACTAATCGCCCATATCTCGGTAGGTTCGCCATTTTTATCCAAAATAACGGATTCAAGAAGAAGGTCATCGCTAGTAACAGACAACGGTTCTGTGGCCGCCGCACCTCGTATCCGGCGCGCGATATCCGCCTTCAGTGCGAATCGCCAACCTAAATTTCGAATATTTTGCCTAGTATCAATATCCAGTTCCATCATAATTTCCTCGGGATGGATGTCCGGGTCGAATGTGCCATCGGAAGAAGTATCCGGAAGACCTGAATAACGTGGCGGGTTTTCGTTTTCTTGTTGTTCGCTGAGACTTGGCAAATATACGCGACTGCCAGTCGATGTCTCCGGTTCGACCTCCACTGTTTGTTGTCCCCGCATTCCCGTCATATCGCGCGGTTTCAGTCCAGCGGCCACCCGATTTCTCTCAATAATATCATCAACACCCATTGCGCCGCGACCATCCTTGATGACCTTGTAAACATTATTGGAATACGACATACTCGGGAGCTGGTCGATATTGTCCTCGGTAATAATACGCATCTGAACGTTCATTACAATCAACTCCTGCATAAGGAGCTTCAAACAATACGGAATACGCACAATACTAAACGACCGACCGAACTTCGTCATATGAACGACACTGGCACCAGTCGCGCCTGCGCCGTCCGCACCTCCCGCGTCCGTCAAACTCCCTGAAAACTGAATTGGTCCATCTACCATCGGGCTCATAAAAAGGTTCTGATTCGGGTTATATATCGCAATCATACCCGACTTGTTACAAACAGCCATATGATATTCGTCGCCGCGCACCATAAGCGACTCATTCAAGAAATGCGCGGCGCCGTGCCCCAATATACCGTCGCGCTCCATTTCACCTACACGAAGACCTCCGTCATTTGCGCGGCCTTGGACGGTCTGACGCGTGAGTTGTGTTCGCGGGCCCTGTGAACGGTAATTGATTTTATCCTTCACCATCTGTTTCAGACGCATATAATAGGTGGGTCCGATATAAATATCGCTCTTCAATTGCTCTCCCGTCATTCCATTGTATAACACCTCTGTCCCCGATGAATGATATCCATATCCGGTCAAAACAGACCCGAACGATTCGTGTTTGGTCCCGTTGTTCGTATACGCGGTACAATTGCCGAATCCGCCGTGAAGAACACACGCCTTCCCCATAAGCGATTCGATGAGTTGGCCGATTGTCATACGTGTCGGAATCGCGTGAGGGTTAATAATAATGTCGGGTCGAATCCCGTCCTTCGTAAATGGCATATCCTTCTCCGGAATAATCAATCCAACCGTCCCTTTCTGACCGCAACGAGAGCAGAACTTATCGCCAATGGAAGGAAGTCGTTCTTCGCGAATCCGGACTTTCCCGATGCGGAACCCGGTCTCGCCCTCCGTCATAAACGCCTTATCCACGAACCCGAGCTGTCCTTTCTTCGGCATGGTTGACATATCGCGCATTTGCCCGCCTTCATTTTGGATGCTCACCGACCCCATCCCGATGACGACTTTCTTATCGTCCATTTCGGTGTTTTCGCGAATAAGCCCATTGTCATCGAGGTAGCTGTAATCATAACCAGGTTTGATTCCGATTGCGCCTTCTTTCTGGATATTCGCGAACCTGGTATCGCGTTGTGCGCCGCGGACGCTGCTGCTTTCTTCGCGTGCTTCATACATGTTGTAGTATGTGATTCGAAACATTCCGCGCTTTATCGACGCTTCGTTGAAAAGAATCGAATCCTCGACATTATATCCGTTGAACGACATAATCGCGACGATGGCGTTGAAACCGCAGGGGTGTTCTTCATGGTTAATGAGGTCCAAATACCGACTCTTCACGATGGGGACTTCGCCGTTATTGAGGATAACCCCCATTTTATCAATACGCACCTGGTAGTTGCTGTGATAGATTGACGCGGCTTGTTTGGCTTGTCCGCACCCAAACACATTACGTGCGACTGGGTTATTTTCTGGGAAGCAGATTTGAT